GGATACCTGATGCCCTTCCTCGGGTCCTTTAACCGCCGTGTGGTCATGGAAACGAAGTTCGTCATCCAGGACCCTACGGGCTTCCCGGTCGAGACGTGGCTGCCTGCACGTACAATGTGGGCTAATCGAAAGGACATAACGGCAAGCGAGCGTTTCCGCTCGGCGCAGGAGCTGGCGACGAGGACGAGCCGGTTCACGATACGCTGGTTTCGGGATCTGACCGCGGGCGACTGGCGCATCCGTCATGAAGACATGATCTGGGATATCGAGGGGATCGCCGAGCCGCCGAACACCCGAAGGCAGTATTGGGAGCTGACTGCCAGCGCGAGCGAGACGTCGACGCCTGGGGCAGCCAGCGATACGACGGCGCCAACCGTCCCGACCAACCTCGCCGCGGCGGCCGTGTCAAACACGGCGATCAACCTGAGCTGGACCGCGTCGACCGATGCCATCGGTGTCACGGGCTACAACATCTATCGCGACGGTCTGCTGATCGATTCTAGCACCACGACGTCCTATGCAGATACCGGGCTGACGGACGCGACGCTCTACAGCTACCAGGTCACGGCGTTTGACGCGGCTGGCAACGAGAGCGCCCTGTCGGTGGCCGACACGGCCACCACGGGATACGTTGCGAACCCAGTTAACTTCGATGGTACGAACGATTACCTCATCCGCGGCGCCGGCCTGACTGGGGCAGCTGACAGCAAGCTCTGGACGGGCAGCGTATGGCTGCGTCGGGCGTCGGTTGGCACGACAGAACGGATCTTCTACAGCTCTGGCGCCTCGTGCTCGGTGCATTTTACGTCGACCAACACGATCTCAATTATGGGCGAGAATTCGGCCGGTTCGGTCATCCTCATCCTGAATAGTCTGGTGGCGATCACCGATACCAACTGGCACCACCTCATGTGGTCGGTCGACACGTCCGATGTGGACAAGCGGCATCTCCGCATTGACGACGTGTCCTCGGTCAGCCCGACCTACTCCAATGCGGCGATCGATTTCACGGTGGCCAACTTCGCCATTGGCGCGCAGGACGGCGGAGCGCAGAAATACACTGGCGATATAGCCGACTTGCAGGTATGGTTCGGCAAGTACGTCGACCTTGCCCTTCAGGCGAACCGCGAGCTCTTCATCACCGCGGCTGGAGATCCGGTCGATCCGTCGATCGCAGCGGCCTCTGCGCTCGGCGCACCGATCGTGCTCATGAACGGCGCGACGAGCACATGGCATACGAACGACGGGACCGGCGGAGGCTTCACGCTCAACGGTCTGCTCACTGACGGGACGCCGATCTAATGGAGAATCCGATGTCAGATCTACCTAACATGCTGGAAGAATGGCAGGAAGTATTGGATTCCGACGACGATAACGACGGAAAAATGTCGTGGCAGGACTTCATACTTGCCCTGCAAGAGGCCTATGAAGCCATTCCAGAGCAATATCGCAAGTCGGTAATCGTTCGAGTTGATGGTTGTGAGGGTGCTGGACTGTCGCTAGAGTATATGCGTCCAGAAACGGATGCTGAAATTAAGGAGAGGTTGCATAACTTGGATGAAATGCGGCGCATCAGGGAAAATCATGAGCGTGAGCGTCGCGTCCAAGAGCGCGAGAGGCGCATGGGCTGATGGCCGCACGCGACAAGCTGCCCGTCGAGCTGTAGGAGATGGCTTATGCACGGCGAAACGATAACGGTGCTGGACAATGACGATGACGACATCGGCGGGTCGCTGCCGTGGCCAGACTTCATGGCTGCTCTCATAGCCGCGTATGAGAGGATTCCCGAGGAACAAAGAAGTTCAATAAGAGTGTATGTCGGTCCTGGTTGTGCAGGCTTGCATGTTGAATGCGACATTGATGGCTCAGCGTGACAAGCTTCCGATCGAGCTGATCTGGGTGCTGGTTGATCTCGGACAGCCGCAGGTTAACGCTCTGATCAACGTGGCCGCGGCCCATCACAAGAACAAAGTGGCCAATGCCGAACTGTCCGTGAACCGCAACGTCGCCAACACTCAGGCGCTGATCAAGATCGCCGATACCGAGAATGGCTTTCGGAACGCGTTGTCAGGGGCGGCCCAAACTGCTATCGTTCGTGTGTTTACCGAGGCAGAACACGAGATCGCGCTGGCCTTGGTCAAGGATCCAGCGTGGGAGCCAGTCGAAGACTAAGAGTGGAGGAGAAGAGAATGGACTTCGCTACTAGCGTCACACCAGCGCAGCGAGCACGGCGGGCATCGAGCATTCCACTTCAAGCCTATGATGCGGACTGCGAAATCTACGCAACAGGCGAGCGTGAAATTCGATCAGTCTATGACATGGGCGTCGAGATCCCACTCGAGACTGACTACCCTGGTCTCGACGCGCTCAAGATGGCCCATATCGAACCAGGGTACTCTGCCGCCTGTCCAGGATACGTGCGCCTTGGCAGCCGCCCGGTCGGTACGGTTACGGCAGACTTCTAAATGGCGACGACCGAGGCCGCTCTCGTCTCGCTGCTGGTGCAAGGCGGCGTGGGCAACCCGGTGTTCGCGCTGGTAGGCAGCCGCGTCTACCCATTGACCTTGCCCCAGACTCCGACCTACCCCGCCATCCGTTATCAACGGATCGACACCCAGAGGGCCCAATACCGCATGATGGGCACAGGCCGCGCCGCCTATGCCAAGCCGCGCTTCCAGATCGACTGCTATGGGATTACGCCGGCCACGGCCCAGGCCGTCGCTGACGCCGTGAGAGCACGACTGGACGGCTTTGCGGGCCTCGTCTCTGGTGTCGGCATCGGGTCAACTGCTACCGAGGACGAGGCGTCCGACATCGAGCCTGGCGTCGGGCCAGGCGGATCGGCTATCTTCCGGCACCGGCTGGACTTCCTCATAGGGCACCAGGAGGCTTGATCCCAAATGAGTCTGGACGCTGAACTCTACGCGCGCGTGCGCAAGCTCGAGAAGCAGGTGGAGGCTCTGCTGGAGCGGCACCCCGAGGTGCGGGCTGTGATGGAGCGCGAAACGGCGGCGATGGAATATACTGGCACGATTACATCGTGCCCCATCACAGTGCCTGTTGAACGTCTGGAAAATGGTGAGAATTTTAATGTCTACTTAGTTATGGGGCCGGACGGGAAATTAGGTTTCGCATACGATGTGACCCCAGATGCGCCTTGATTTCGTCGCCGACCCCGCCCTGGCCGAGCGTATCATCGTCGTCGACGCGGAGACCGGCGAACCGATCGAGCATGTCGCCTGGGCCGACGACGAGACTGGCGTCTATGCGACGATCAAGCATCGCCCGCGGACCATGGCCGACCCGCTAAACGCCGACCTTCGGATCAAAACCCCTGACGGTCACGCGCACCAGATCCATATAGGCGCGATCGAATTCGTCGAGCGAACGGAGACGTTCAAGGCCGAGCTGCTGGCGTTGCTGGATGATCCAGACGTGGTGGCGAAAATCCGGCAGCTTCTACTCGTTCGATAGCCTGGAGCTCGTCGATCGCCGCGGCGATGGCTACCTTCCGAATCAACGGATCGCGTAGCCACTGATCAGCGTCGCCTTCCCACTCTGGGTGCTTCTTGGCGATACAGCCAACTCGAGCGCCGTGCAGGAGCGCTGCGGTAACCCGTTGGACCAGAGCCTGCACCGCGGGACCGCCAGCCTGCTCTTGTTCGCGGAAGCTCGCATCGAGCCTGGCATGGATCTCGGCATTGATCGAGCGGTTGTTACGGGCCGCCGCCTGATCTACGGCATCCTTCAAGGACCGCAGCATCCGGAGCTGAAATGCCTGTACGGCACTTTTCGCTTCGGGGTGCGTGGTTAAGTCCACTCGCTTCCTCGGCATCCAAATCACCTCTCCCAACACGCTCGATGCGGGCTAGAGCGCACTGCCACCGCCGCGAGGCGACGGCCGTCCTCGAGTAACGGGGAGCCCGCCCTTACCCTCCGCCGCGCCCTGCGGGTAGCGGCATCCCCAGGCCACGCCTTGTCGGCGTCGCTTTTCCTTCCGAAGGAGTTGCCTCTCAATGGCCATTCTTCCCGTCGACAGCCAAGGTACGACCATCTGGGTCGCAGACGGCGTAGCCGGCTCGCCCACGAACTTCATCAACATCGGCGGCGTCACCAATATCCGGGACCTGCGCTCCGGCACTGGCGCCGAGATCGACACCACGGACTTGAGCTCGACGGCCAAGGAATTCCGCCTCGGCCTGAAGGACGAAGGTAGCATGTCCATGGACGTGATCGTCGATCCGCGCGATCCCGGCCAGATCCGCCTCGCCGCTCTTCGTGAAAGCCGCGCGGTTGGCGAGTTCCAGATCCGCGTTCCAGTCGGTTCACCAGGATGGCAGCTGGACTTCACTGGGTTGGTTAGCACGTACCCGGCTACCTTCGCAGTCGACGACGTCGTCCGGGGCACCGTTTCGATTCGCATCACTGGGTCTATTCTTGAGTCAGGCATCTAGCATATAGGAGACCGGCGCCAACAGCTCTTTAAGGGTTGCATCCTTTTTGAGTCTGTTGGCGCGGTCACTTAAGGTGTTCACGCTGCACTGCCCGCTAGCGTGACCTCTCTCTGATAGCATCCTCTAACTGTTGTATCAGAGAAGTCGTGGCCTCGTCTGGGATATAGGTGCGTCTTCCAGCTGCCCTCGCTTCCGCATCATCGATCCAATCTCCTAGAGGGTCCATCGAGCCTTTGGTAAATTTACGGGCCTCTGCCGTCAAGCGTTGGAGCGTTTCTCGCTGTTCGATAGTCACACCACAATCAGATACCATCGTGCGCATCGTCGTTGTCTCCCTTGGAGTCATCAAATTCATGTTCAATCTCTTCTGGAGTCTCGTCGCTGTGAAGACTGGATGTCTGTTCATCCCTGCTGCTTTCTCAGGAGTTTATCTTTTTCACGGCTACGAACCCAGCGCTCATGACGAATGAGATGAGAAACGTAGATTCGACTTAGCCCAACCGATTTTGCGATATCAGCTACAGACTGGCCGCTTTCTCGCATCGTAACCAAGCTGCCATCGCGTTCGCGACGCGCTTTATATTGCTCCTTATCGTCGATCCGTCGCTTCTGTTCTGCTGCTGCTTGTTGCTTTGCCGCTGTTGCCTTTTTCTGTTCCTTACGGTCCTGACGACGCCATTCGAGCGCTAACGCAGAATGAACGGCAGACAGCTCCTCGTTGCTCAGTGTCGGCAACGATTCGAGGATCTGCCCGACTGTCAAAGTCATTTGACCTTCCTCCCTCGCTCTGCAAGGTGGTGCTGAGAGGCGGGCTCGAACCGCCGACCTGCCGCTTACGAGGCGGTTGCTCTACCAACTGAGCTACCTCAGCCACACCTATGCGACGCTTACGCCGCAACCTCAGCCGGGCTCGAGTTGGCCACCTTCCGCGTGCCTGCCTTCTTCTTTGGAGCCTTCGCTCTCAACTTTCCTAATCCGGTCTTGAGGGCGACCTGGCGACGCTGCTCGGCGTAGTTCGGTGCCGACATCGGGTAGTCGGGCTTGAGATCGAAGCGCTTGCGGTACTCGGCAGGCGTCAGGCCGTGCCCTACCTTGATGTGGCGCTTGAGCATCTTTTGCGCCTTGCCGCAGACCAGGCAGAGCAGACGGTCTGGCTGGACCGAGCGGCGGACCGGCACCGCAGGCTCATAGGCCCCCTCCACGGCTGGCAGTTCGACAGGAACACCAATCGCGGCAACCGCATGCGCGACGGTGTTGATGAGCGTGGGGAGATCGGTCGGAGGGATCGCGTTGTTGGCCACGTAGGCCGCGACGATCTCGCTGGTGATCTCCGCCAGCTTGGCAGAATCAGGGGTAGTCTGGTCTAGCATCACTAACCTCCACAAAAGTGATAGCGGCATCGAAGCCGCGGGGCGGTATTTAGGCGATCGATTCCTGCGTGTCAACGAGTCTATCCGATGATCTGTCCAGGGATGGCTGCGGCACGAAGACCATTCCGAAGACCGGAACCGTTTGCCCGGGCCCTATTGTAGACGCAGTGGGCCACAAAACGGTTTGATAGATCCACCCGCCAGGCACTTCCATCCGCCTGGTATATTCGTCCATCCCTCTCCAACGTGGATGATGGACATATTTCCACTCTGGATTTTCCATCATTTCCTCCTTTTGATCTTGTGGCCGAACACGGCCTGCCGCTGACCTGGGTGTGCGTCCGCTCAGCTGCCGTAGGTGTGAGGTTGCTGCCTTGCGAGACGTATAGTTGAGCATTCAGCTTTGGACCCTAGGCGACGGTATTCGGTAATCCATTGACCCCAAATATCGAGATTCCATACTTTGAAGGAGCGTCGATATTCCACGGTCTCTAGCCACAGTATTGTACCGCATACTGTGTTAACTGGATACCATGCAAACCAGCGGTGCCACTGGCCGATAACATTCTGTCGGGGACACGGTCCTCGCAACAGCATTACTTCCTCCTCTTGATCTTATGGCCGAACACGGCCTGCCACTGACGTTGCATCCCTGCGACGTCAGACATCGGGATCACGATGTGTCCGTGCGCCTCGTTGCGGATCCATTGGCGGATCAGCGCTACCTGCGGCATACCGCGAGCGTTGGCCATCGTTTCAAGCGCTTCGCCTTCCTCGGCGCTAAGGCGGATGTTCATAGCTTTCTTTCTCTGGACATTCTTCGCCATCGATGGTACGCCTCATTTGGATATCTAGTGCCGTCATGGTACCACTATGGCGCATCAGATGCAAGCCCCGTCGTGATGACGGCGCATCCCTTAGGAGGAGGCCTTCATGGCCAAGGATACCACTACCACCAGCCTGCTGGACTTCCTGTCCAAGCACTCCGTCAACCTTCCCGAAGAGACGGTCCACATCGAGCAGTGGGGCCGTGATGTCACGCTTCGTGGCTTCAGCTCGAAGGATCGCGACCTCTTTGAAGAGGAAAGCTTGCGCCGGGCGAACGCCAAGGCAGGCAACGGCGCCAAGCGCGGCGCGCAGATCCAAGCCGACCTGAGCAACTTCCGCGCCCGTCTCGTCGCCCGTCACATCGTCGAGAACGGTGAGCGCGTACTGGCCACCAAGCAGGGTGAGGATCTGCTCGGCGCACAGCCGGCCTCGGTGCTCGACAAGCTGTTCACCGTGGCCCAGCGCCTCAGCGGCTTTACTAGCGAGGACATTGAGACCTTGGTGGGAAACTCAGAAACGACGGCCGCCGAAAGTTCATCTTCTTCCTCTCCAGAACTCTTGGCCGGACCGTCGCTGAACTGACGAGCCAGATCAGCGAGCGGGAGCTGATCGAATGGATGGCCTACTACTCGATCGACCCCTGGGGGCCAGAGCGCGCCGACCTCAACCATGCCATCACCGCGGCGATGATCGCGAATGTCAATCGCGACCCGCGCAAGGGCCAGCCGATCAGCCCGGCCGACCTGATGCCGAAGTACGGCCAGCAGCCGGAAGGGATGCCGGATCCGGAGAAGATGAAGGCACAGCTGCTGGCGGCGTTCGGTGGAAAGATCAAGCGGAAGCCGAAGGAGGGCGCGGATGGCTAAGGCCGAGCTGACGTTCAAGGGCAGGGCTGAGCTTGAAGCCGCGCTCAGGGATCTCGGCGGTAAGATCGCCACACGGCTCAGTGAGAACGCGGTGCGGGCGGGCATCAGGGTGATCGCGGGTCGAGCGCGGAGCAGTGCCCGCTGGACAGACCGTACTGGCAAGCTACGTGCGTCGATTCGTGTCCTGAAGGATATGGACCGTCCTGCGGGCTCGCGGACAGCCTACGCCGGCAGCCGTGATTTCCGTGCGATCTTTTTCGAGTTTGGTACCGTGAAGATGGCTGCCCGCCCGTTCATGCGACCAGCCATCGATGAAGGCGGACCGGCGGCAGTCGATAAGATGGTTCAGAACCTAGCGGGAGGAATCGAACGCGAGACGGCTAAACACGGCAAGGGCGGGAAGTAGCGTCCGTGGCAACTCTTCCCGGCATCCGTGTCGGAATAACTCTCGAGCATGAGTCCATCCTCGCTGGGATTCAACGTGTCGAGAATGCGGTCAAACAGCTAGGTCGGACCGTCGAGCAGCAGTCCAAGGTTGTAGGGTCCGGCTTCGCCAAGATCGAGAGTCAAACGCGCCAGCTAGGGAACGCTATGCGGACTCTAGCTGGAGGGTTCGTGCTGCGCGAGATCGTCCGTGCCACGACCGACATGCAGCGGATCAACCAGACCTTCATTCAAGGTACGGGTTCCGCACAAGGTGCGGCCAAGGCGATGGGGTTCGTCAGGGCGGAGGCTCTGAGGCTTGGCTTGGACCTGCGCACGGCGGCCGCGCAGTTCGCTCAGTTCAGTGCGGCGTCTCGAGGTACGGCCCTGGCAGGAGCACAGAGTCGGGAGATCTTCACGTCACTCGCCGAAACGATGACCGTGCTTGGCCGCAACTCCGAGCAGTCCCGTCTAGCGTTCCTGGCCTTGGAGCAGATGGTCTCCAAGGGCAAGATCTCGATGGAAGAGCTGCGACGGCAGCTCGGCGACCACCTGCCTGGCGCATTTCAGATCGCCGCTCGCGCGATGGGCGTGTCGACGCAAAAACTTGATGAGATGGTTCGAACAGGCAAATTATTTGCCGAGGATTTTCTACCCAAATTTGCTTCACAGCTTCGCAAGGAATTTGGCGGTGAAGCTCTCGCTCAAGCAACACAGAGTTTGCAGGCTGCCCTCAATCGATTGAACACGGCGCTGTTCGAGTTCCTAGAGGGAATCGGCAGAGGTGGAGTCGCCAAGGCTATAACTGAATTCTCGACCGAACTGGTGAAAGGGACTAGTGGAGTCAAGGATTTTGCCAAGGAGGTTGGCTCGGCGTTGGGCTTAGCGATCCACGCAGTTGGATCGGCAGCACTTTTTGCGGCTGATAATGTTGATTTCGTGGCGGCTGCGGTAGCCGCGTTTATCGCTCTTAAGGCTGCTTCCTTCTTCCTTTCTCTGGCTGTGGCGATAGGCACGACCGCCAAGGCGATGTTGTTCCTTAATGCTACAATCGCAGCGAACCCGATCGGAGCCGTCGCCACGGCTATAGCCCTGACGGTGGGGGCGCTCGTCCTCTTTCGCAACGAGATGGTTACAATCGGCGATATTACGGTCCGCGTTGGTGACATAGCTGTAGCAATCTGGGATGCCGTAAAGCAAGCGATCTCTCAAGTATCTGAGCGTGTTACTGCCCTTGCTGATTCCTTATATAAATTTATCACTCTTGATTTCGAAGGAGCGTCTGCCTCCTGGGGGGTAGCAGTTCAGAAATTTTCTGAAGACATTAGTATAGCTGAAGATACTATGGAGGCTCTTCGTGACACGGTAGCTAGAAATGATATTGCTGATGAGTTCAGACACGGTATAAAAGCGGCATCAGATTTCGGGTCAGCCTTAGAATTCCTCTCTGATGAGGAGAAAGCTGCAGCCGATGAGGCGGAAGAATTTTCGAAGAAGGTCAAGAAGCTGCTCGGTGATGTCGCCGCCGAGAGCGACCAGCTCACGAGGCTGAACGATGCCTATCAGGGTCTTGGCGGTTCGGTCAGAGATATCCAGGACGCGATCGAGATCGAGAACAAGCTCCGTGCTGCGGGCATCACGACCCTCAAGGCGCAGGAGCTCGGCATCCTCAGCGTCATGGAAGCCAACCAGAAGCTGGAGCGGAGCAATAAGGCGCTCGAAGCCGCCGCCGGCGTGAAGAATGAAGGCGAGCAGATCCAGGCGCAGATCGATGCCCGTGGCATCGAGACCGAGCAGCTCCGGATCCAGCTCGCGATCATGGAAGCTCGAAACAGACACGGCGAAGAATATACGGCCAAGCTCGAATCCGAAATCATCGCGACCGAGAAGCTACGGACTACGCTGACGCAGGTCGAGGCGGCGCGTGATCTCGACGCCGTGATCGCTCAGCAGGGCCTCTTGTTGAAATTCGGTGGCAAAGAGACGGAGGAATATCGGGTCCAAGTCCGGCTGCTGGAGCAGAAGGCGCAATTGGGCGGCGTCATACCGCCTGGGATGGAGCAGCAGATCCGCCTCCTCGAGCGCCAGGCGACGGAGATCGAACGCGCGACTGCAAGCCAGGAGCTGTTCACCGAGGCCTTCAAGAACGCTGGCGCGGAGATCCAGCGCGAGTTCGTCGACACGTTCGAGCTGATCTACAGCGGCGGTGTGACGAGCTTCAGCGATCTGGCCTCCGAGGTGAAGCGGATCTTCATCCGCCTCGCCGCTGAGATGACGGCACTGCTGATCTTCCGACCCGAGGTGGCGCTAGAGGGGCTCGGCTTGC